ATCAGGCGCGACGTGGGCAGGCCGCGGCCGCACCCCGAAGTGGATCAACGGCAGCCGCGAGGAGTACGCCCTATGAAGAGCGAATATCACGCAGGGATGGACGCTGGCGAGGCGCTGATCATCTGTGAGGTGGAGCGCCTAGCGATTGCCGCCGAGACAGAACATGAGAAGAACATCCTGTATAGCTTGCTCAATCACTTGAGCCTCACTTTCCCGGATAGAGAGGAGGACTAAAATATTTTTACAGAAAGGGGTTGCGAGCCCCTTTTTTGTGTATACTGACTTCACTGCACTAACGCAGCAACCAGCGAACTGGAGCGAATCATGAAAATTGCAAGCCGCCTGTCCAACGTGATGGATTACCACCCAACGATCGCCTTGGCGATCATCGAAGGCCGTTCGCGGCTTCTTGGAACAACAACCCGCAAGTGCTTCTTTGTTTTCGAGGACGATAGCGTGATCGTTCGTGATGGCCTTGGTTTCTGGTACACCGAGACCCTTGAGTTTGCTCTCGACGAGATCGCTGAGAACTGGATCTAAATCAACCCGGCCCCTACGGGGGCCACAGCGAAGGAGAAGCGAATGAACTACATCACCAAACTACAGCAGGACCGCGGCGAGGTTACCGAGCGCCTGCTGGCGATGAAAGACCGCATTCAGGAATTGCGGGTTCACCTTAGCGGTTCTAAGTTTGGGCCGCAGGCGGACGGCACCCGCGGGGACTGGATGAGCACCGCAGACATTCACAACTGGCTGCGGTATATCGAGGACCCAACCATTGAGGAGGAGCGTGATGGCAAAGCGTAACCCGGTAGTCCGGGACCTGATTCAGCGGCCTCCTCGTGGGGCCGGCAGACATAAGGACCGGCGTGCGAACCAAGAGCGAACCAACAAGGATCCTTCATGGTTCCTTGAAGGTTCCCGTATGGATGTAGCATCAAGACGGAATGTCCTGTAAAATCAACACTCCAACGCAATGAGACTGGAATATGTCGGACGCGAAGACAACTAAGTGGGCGGACAGGCCGCAAAAGGCCGCAGGAGCCGCAAAAAGGCCCAAGAAGGCACTGACCCCTGCGTTAGCGCCAGAAGCCGCGCAGAAGGCCAAAGAGGCCGCAACAAAGGCATACATCAACGCTATCGGTATCCAAGACATCGAGACCGCAATAGCAGAGCACCGCCAACAGCAGCAGATCGAGGCGTTAGCGCCAAAGAAGATCGGCCGGCCGTCTACCCGCACCCCAGAAGTAGTCAAAGAGATCTGTGACCGTTTATCCAGCGGTGAACCATTGCGTGCTATCTGCAGAGATCCGCGGATGCCCGGTTGGGATACTGTTTATGATTGGATGGCGCGGGACGAAGGCTTTGCCCTACAGGTCGCGCAAGCGCGGGAAAATGGAGTGGAGGCGATCGCGCAAGATACGCTAGCCATGATTGACGCGGAGCCGCGGTATGTGGAGGACGCTAAGGGCGGAACCCGCATAGATGCTGGGTATGTGCAGTGGTTAAAACTGCGCACGGAGCAGCGGATGAAGTTATTAGCGTGCTGGAGCCCTAACCGTTACGGTAACAGGGTGCAGGTGGCCGGGGACAAGGACAACCCGTTGCAGGTGAACATTCAGGCGACTGAGATGTTCGATAGCATCCTCAAGAACGCCGAGATGACGCGGCAGATCGAAGAGTGACCTCCCATTTTTACTCCTGTTTTGGGGGTCAAAGTGGGAAATTGTCTCGATCGCTCGCCGGCCAGTACCGATGAAAGTGGGAAATGCCCCTAAAAGTGGGGGTAAATTGCCTCCGGACGTGGTCGAGATCCTCAAGGATCCGGAAACCAAGCGTAAATTCCTAACGCTCAAGCCTGAGCAGCAGGTTGCTTGGGCATGGCGCATGGGGTGGCTTCAGAAGGCGCACAAGCACCAGATCCTGCCTCCGGGTGACTGGTGGTCAGTCTGGCTCCTGCTGGCCGGTAGAGGAGCGGGGAAGACCCGTACAGCCGCGGAGCAGGTGGCGTGGTGGGCATGGACCCAGCCCGGCACCCGCTGGCTTGTAGCGGCTCCTACGAGCAGTGACGTTAGGTCGACCTGCTTTGAGGGTGACTCGGGGCTGATCTCGGTTATCCCGCAGGCTCTGATCGCGGACTACAACAAGGCGCTCCATGAGATCAAGCTCACTAACGGTTCGCTGATCAAAGGGATCCCCGCGAGTGAGCCTGAGCGCTTCCGCGGTCCGCAGTTCCACGGGGCGTGGTGCGACGAGCTAGCCGCTTGGGATTACCTGCAGGAGGCATGGGATCAAATCCAGTTCGGTGTGCGCTTAGGGGCGCGTACATACATTGTGTGTACAACCACCCCGCGGCCTAAAGATCTGATCATCGACCTGATCGGCCGGGACGGTGACGACGTGGCGGTGACTACGGCATCGACGTACACCAACCTCGACAACCTGTCCGCGAACTTCAGGAAGCAGATCCTTCAGTACGAGGGAACTACGCTCGGCCGGCAGGAGATCTACGCCGAGATCATTGATCCCGAGGAGTCGGGGATTGTGAAGCGCGATATGTTCAAGCTCTGGCCTGACGGCAAGCCCTTCCCGAAGTTCGAGTACATCATCCAGTCCTATGACGTTGCGACCAGCGAGAAGGTCCAGAACGATCCGACTGCCTGCATTACCTTCGGCGTGTTCAAGCCGTTAGATGGCCCGATGGCTGTGATGGTGATCGACTGCTGGCAGGAAAGGCTGCAATACCCCGACCTGCGCCCGAAAGTGATCGAGGAGTACGGCGCGGTTTACGGCGAAGGGAAGGAGAAGAAGCGGGTTGACCTATTGCTGATCGAGGACAAGTCCGCGGGGATCTCGCTGATCCAAGATCTGCAGAGGGCGCACCTGCCGATCCGGGCGTACAACCCCGGCCGTGCAGATAAGATGCAGCGGCTGAACATCGTGTCCAACATCATCGCCAGAGGGCGGGTGTGGATCCCTGAGAGCAGCACAAGGAAGGGATATGTGCGGGACTGGGCAGAAGGGTTTGTCAGCCAGATCTGCTCGTTCCCTGAGTCCACCCATGACGATTTCGTGGATGCGTGCACGCAGGCCCTGCGGTTCCTTCGGGATAGCGGTTGGTTGGAGATCGACCCGCCACCGGAAGAGGATTGGGACGAGGATGACTATGTCGATAGTGGACGATCGCGTAGAGTATTAAACCCGTATGCACAATGAGGAGAGAACATGAAGTACCGAAAGAAGCCGGTGGTCATTAAGGCCACGCAGTGGTTTGAGATGGGAGACCATCCCGCCGTTTTCATGGGGGAGCTAAGTCAAAGACCGCGGATCGAAACGCTTGAAGGGTGGATGTTTGTCAACCCCGGCGACTGGATCATCACTGGCGTAAAGGGCGAGCACTACCCATGCAAGCCGGACATCTTTGAGATGACGTATGAGGCAATTGAGGAAGGCTTGTCGCAATAAACCTGTCATCAGGATGATGAGGTAGGTCGGTAAAATGCTGGTGGGCGACGTGCCCTACTAGAAGGAGGTGATCATGGTGGGTGGATTTTTTGACGGTGACGACAAGTCACTGGCCACGGTGGCAGAGCGGATTGAGTTTGAGGCCGAGCACAATGTCTCGGACTATTCGGAGCAGACGATTGAGAACTTCAACTTGACGGTGGCGTTGCTGCGTTGCGCAGGCGACATGGTCAAGCGCATCGACTACCTCCTGAACGGGGACGAAGACGAGGACACGTTTCTCGCGCTTTGGGCTGATCGTTTTGGCGTTGACGAGTCCGAAGTTGATGAGGATGCTGAGGACGAGGAAGAGGAAGATGAAGGTGAGTACGACGAGCAGACCGACGCCTAACTAACGTCGATTAGGTTACCCCGGAAGTCCAGCATCCCTTCGGAGTGCTTCCGGGCAATCTCAGGCCACAGCAGTTGGCCGTTGCGGATTGTTAGTACCGCGAATCCAGAGCGCCAATTGGCCGGGTTGTCTTCCATGTAATCGCTGAACTGTGGGCCGTCAGTGTCCGCCAATGTTCCGGTATCGACCCCCCATCTGGTTCCAGAATAGTCATCAAACGGGGTGCATTTCAGGGAATGCAGGTGCCCAGTAACGATTGATTTACCGGAGTTTACGGTGTTGTTGTGGGTGGCGTGGACGCCGTTTTTGTAGCGGTGCTTGATCACAATGTCTGGAGTTGGCCAGCAGGTCCAGCAGGGGTGCCACTTCGGGAAGTGCTCTTTGAGGGTGAGCCCTTCAACCCCCTCAAATTCGGGCACGAACGAGCTTAGGCGCGACTCAAACCTAGCGTCATGGTTACCGAGTGGCCAGATCAATTGCGTGTGATGGCGAGCCTTGTGGCAGGCTTCCTCAATCTCGGTCATGGCTTCTTTGCAGGCGTCAAGCTCTTGCTTAACCGAGGGTCTCTGGCTCCAACCCGACCTCGGGTGCCTGCTGATCGAGGCCCCGTCAAATATGTCGCCGTTAGCGACGACCATGTGCGGCTTGAGTTCCTTGATCGCCCACAGGAGGCCCTTGAAGGCGGTTGTGCGGATACCGGGCCAGAAGTGCGCGTCTGAGAAGACGATGACCGTGCCGTCCGTTATGCCGCCGTAGTGGCGATACTTGACGAGGTGAAGTTTAGGCTGGTGCTGTGCGCAGGATGGGTTGGGGTTATCAGACGGGAGCGAGATGCCGAGCTTGATTTCAAGGTTGCGCCGTCTGAGGTGTACGGTACGCACGGTGAGCCCGGTTTCGTCTGCAACTTTCTGGGGGCTGCGAAGCCGGTGCCAGAGTTCAAGAAACTCATCATCGGTGATCTTCATAGCGTGCCCATAAGTTGTGCAGACCGCTTGATACCAGAGGCTAGTATTGTTGTCTAGCGCACAATGAAGACACAAAGGGTGTTGACAAGATGCACCTAGATGGACTAAGGTTTCGGTGTTGGCCGTGGAAAGCCATGAGAACCGCTAAGAAAGATCCCGCCCCGCAAGGGGGCACGTCCAAAAGATGTGTTTCCACCGGGGTCTTCCTTAGCGGTTTTTTGTTGTCCATTGTTAGCCGTACCCTTCGCGTTAGCAGTGCACCTACATGGGTGGCCGAGGAGAGAACATAGGCTCGCGTACACCCGTTGTGGCCTCGCGGCGTTCCAGAGCGACCGCACAAGACGGAGGTTCCCTAATGTGACTTGGGACACCATCGAGTGAATCTGGCGTCCAGCGAGTGCTGGGAGGGGATCCAGAGAGAATCCCTCCGGGCAAGATGGCCCTCCGGGTGGTAAGAAGCCGGGCGTGTCACCTTGGGCGACCTATGACCAAAGAGAGGGGAAGATGATTGATAGTCCGGTTTTTGTGTCGTTCTTCACGCCGAACGGCAAGTATCCCGAGTTAGCAGAGAAGTTGAAGGCGTCGCTTGACAAGTTTGAGTTGAATTGTGACGTGATGGAGTTGCCGCAATTCCCGAGTTGGCAGGAGGCGGTGGCGTACAAACCGCAGTTCATTCTAGAGATGTTTCAGTTGCACGCACGGCCGGTGGTGTGGATGGACATTGACACTGAGGTGTGGCGGTTCCCCGAGTTGTTGTTTGGGCCGCATGACTTTGCGGTGTACAACTGGTCTGTTGATACCAACCATCACTTAGAAGGCCAGTTAGACCGGGACAAGTTGTTGTGTTCTAGCGGAGTAGTCAAGTTTGGCTGGAGTGAGAACGCTTACAACTTGTTAAGGCGCTGGAGTGAGGAAATGCAAACCTCTGATTCGGCTGACGATCCAGTGTTAGACCGGTTGTACAACGAGGGCGCTGACGTGAACCCGTTGTGGCTGCCCAAAACGTACAACCGGATGGACAAGCACACGCATCATTGGTCATCAATACCCGCGGAGGAGGTTGTGATCAATCACGACTACACCGGCGGACGGCATGGCTAAGTGGGTTGTCCACAAGGGGTACGAGGGGTTTGCGGACAGGTTAACGAGCCTGTCGTACTGTCTTGACATTGCGGTCAAGTACAACCGGCGGCTGTACGTTGATTGGACTGACGATTGCTGGGTAGAAGGGTTCTACCGGTACTTCAGCGTTGACGGGTTTGATGATGCGTTGCCGGAAGGAAAGTGCTACCCGGAGTTCTGGACCGGTGCGTTGGCCAAGCCTAACGGTAACTGGGCGTATCGGGTACAGGACCTAGTGGAGTTTGACCTGAAGCAGGCGGACGGAGATGTAGCGGTCTGGGTGCATCCGAATATGTGGTATCGGGAGTGGAACTTCGGGAGCCTAGCGAAGCGCCTGAAGATGAGGCGATCGCCTGAGTTAGAGAAGATGTTGGATGTGAAGCCGCAGAAGGTTGTTCATTTGCGGGGAACGGACAAGGAGCACGAGCCGGAGCGGTTTGAGATGCTGCTTGAGGAGCACGGTGATGCCGCGGTGCTGTCTGACGATCGGCGGTTAGTTGACCGGTGGCTGGAGAGGCATCCGGATGCTGTAGTTCTGACGGACATCTTGACGGATGACGACAGGGGAGCGCACAAGGTTGGGGTGAAGGGAAGGACGCGGCACGAGTTGAACTTGCGTGTAATTGCGGACTTCATGACGTTAGCGTTCGCGCCGGAGGCGGTGGCGTTGATTGAGGATAGTTACTTCTTCAAGTACGCGAGGATCTACGGCGGGTGCTATAAAGACCTGATGACTTGACAGCAGATGCGCGATATGATGGCGGATCTACGCAAGAGGCGGATATGGATCAACGCAAGGCGGCTGTAAAGAACTTGATCAATGAGTTCTTGTCCGAACTCAACAAGCCGGTCAGGGCCGCACCCAAAGCCATGCAGCAGGTATTGCCAACGGCGGAGCGTGACGCAAATCTTGAAAAATTTCTTGAGCCTAGCACCGTGCAAATGCGGCTGTACCACGGCACTCCTGCAACTGAAGGAGGGAAAGGCAAAGAAGCAATCCGCCGAATCAAGCCAAGCAAAGAGGGTGCATTAGGTTCTGGATCTTATCTGACGCCTGATCCTCGATATGCTTCTGGGTATGCCAACGAAGGCGATGCAAACGTATTGCCTGTGTACGCACAGTTAAAGAACCCGCTCAAGATTGAAGGCATCCACGGCGATCCAATGATTGAGGCTTTGGTCAAGTTAGGGATGGACGAAGACAAAGCCGCAAGGATGGTTGAGAAGGCTTACGATGGGCCGGGGTATATTGGCAAGCAGGTTCAAAGCCGAGCGCAGGCTGCAGGGTACGATGGATTGGTGCAGTACCGTGACGGTACTCCGTCCGAAGTTGTGGTGTACAACCCCAACGCAATCAAGAGCGCCACCGGCAACCAAGGAACCTACGACACTTCCTATCCCGACTTGAACAAAGCCGCTGGTGGCGAAGTCCATGCAGCAAGCGGTGGATTGAAACAAGCAGTCAGAAGCAAGATTGACGAGTTTCTTGCGGAACTGAACAAACCTGCAAAGGCCGCCCCACAGGACGAAGCTCTGAGGTTTGCCCAGTTGCGTGCAGCGCTACCGCCATCGCAGGGTGGGTTAGGGTTGCCAGCGAACAATACGCCGGAGCAAAGGGCAAGGGCGATGGAATTTGATTTAGACAAGAATTATGTACACAATACCTCATTACCATTTGATAAAGTAAAAGAAGACGGAAGATTTTCTGGAATTTTTGCATTGCCCAATTACTCCGCGAATTATGGCAATGTTGATATGCCTTTAGTAGCCCGTGGCAAAATCGCCTCAAGCTTAGATTTAAGAGGCTCAATTAAAAACCCATCAAAACAAAAGAAAAGAGCTATTGACGAAGAGATTCCAAGCAACATTAAAGACCCAGCAGATATTGCGGATGCGTATGTAGAAATGCAAAGGCGTAGAAATGAATTGGCTCGTGAACTGGGTTATACTGGCGTCAAAATAAATGACGAGTTTGGAGATACTATATCGTTGGTCTCCCCAGAAAACATTCGTTCCCGCTTTGCAGCGTTTGATCCTTGGCGCAGAGACGCAGCCACTGCAGCAGCGTTTGGCGTAGCGGCACCAGATCTTCTGGCTAAGGAGCGAGAAAAGGCAACTGGCGGCGAAGTTCACATGGCCGGTGGCGGAGATCCAACATCAAACCTTACGTTGTCTGATTTGGTCGTAGGGAAAGAAAAACACGATCCTGTGACAATTCGCAAACGCTTGACTAGTGAACTTGAAAAGCTGTTATCCGGCAGTATGAGTCCGCAAGCGGTACAAAGGATTTCTCAAACGGCGATGGGTGGCGACAAGAGTATGTTGCCGATCGGGATTGGGGTGGCCGATTTTGTACCGTTCCTTGGCAGCGGAATGGGCGTAGAAGAGGCTGCCCGTGATCTACCGCAGGTGTACGAAGATTTAAAAAACAAACAGTACCTAGACGCAGCTATCGGCGCTGGTTTTGACCTTTGGGGTTTGCTACCCGGGGCTGCTGGCACGGCTGCTGTTGGCAGGGCTGCGCTTAGGAAAGCAAAGCCTATTAGTGAAGTTCGCATGGCCGGCGCTGGGAGTGCTACAAAAGAAGCAGTCAAACAGGGCGTCAAAACTGCCGTTGATACGGTGGATGATTTTATAAAGAAGTTGTACGGGAACAAACCAACAGGAGAAGTAAATTATGTCACAGCACAAGAAGGACCCTTCTACCGAGTCAGCCCAAGCGGGGCTGGAGAAGGTCAGGCAAGCCGTACAGGCATACGAGAAGTTACTGGGACCGGCGAGGGAGTTGGACCCGGAGGAGCGGGAACGGTTCGAGGCAAAGTGGCGAAACGCTACTCGCCTGAAGAAGTGGCCCGATTAGTTCGGGAGAACAACATTGCGCGGCGTGCTGCGCAGAAGTTTGGCGGCTCAGAAAGTGCGTTGGCAAATATGCCTGCCACGTCATTGGCAAAGCAGGGAGCGATCGGTCGGGCGTTTATGGAAGGCGCGACAGATAACCCTCAGTACAAGCAGGCAGTGTACGAGGCTTACGGCCGCCAGATGCCTGAACTGATGGAGACAATCGGGGCAAGGAATTACGACGACTTGATGGGCAAGGCTTACCGCCAACTCAATTACGAGACGGGGCAGCAGTTCAATCAGATGCCGGTGAATATGTCGTTTCACCGGGCTGGCGAGGGCGACTATCGGTCCAGCAAAGAGATGCTAGAGGACGTTCACGGCAATAAACACTTGTATGTGTTTCAAGGTGGCGAGCCCCACAACATGATGAGTGAGGTGGATCCGCGCACTGGGCTGAACCAGACGGAGCAGTTCCGGGCGGTTCATGACTTGTTTGGCCACGCCGTGCATGGGAATGAGTTTGGACCGAAAGGTGAGGAATTGGCATTTGGCGCACACAGCCAGATGTACTCACCGCTGGCGCGGATTGCGTTGGCGACAGAGACGCGGGGCCAGAACAGCGTAGTCAACTACACGCCGCTTAACGTCGAGTTGAAGGCCGAACTGGCCAAGCTGGATGCGTTGCGTTACGAGGCAATGCGTCGGGGCGACGAAGGGTTAGCCAACGAGATTGCGCAGCAAAAGCGTGCGTTGTACGGTGAGAACTTCCAATATT